GTCGTGATCTGCAACGTCTTCGTCGTCCTCTGGGTCTGGGAGTGCTTCTGGTTCAGCGGCTTTTTGGAGTTCTTGAATCTGTTCTTCCAAAGAAGCGATCGTATTCAGCTGTTCGTCCAAGCCGCGCTTCTGATCCGCGATCTTCTCTTGGTTAGAAGCGCCTCCGATCAGGTATCCGCCAACGAAAGAAAGGATGACCACTGCAACGAAGAAGAACTTCCAGAAATTCTTAGGCAACTGTTTCTTCGGTTTTCCGGTGTCTGCGCTGATGCCTTCTATGCTGGTATCTTCCATCTGAGTCCACTCCTTTTCTATGTTGGTAGCACCGGGGGCATCTTTTTGCGAAAAGAAGATAGAGGACCGTCTTTCAACGATCCTCTATCTTGATGGTTAACCCGAAGACATTGCGAACAATGAAGAGTTCGTATCTTCGCGCTATGGCAAAGGACGCTAATTTTGATAGAATTTCAAGAGGGGGTGCATTTTCGGGGCAAAGGGGGTGCAGTAGTTTTCAGAAATGCCCCCCCTTTGTTATCTTCTATTGTTCGATGTCAGAATCATTTACCTCAGTTTCATCCGAATGCTCTCTAATATACCTTTCAACAACAGCAAAATCAGTCGAGTGTCTTCCGCGATTAATGCATTGACCATTTTGACGATATGCCTTCATTACCGTTTTGATGTCATCAATGCTTATTTCATGTAAATGCCCTGTGAAAAAATTCATAAATCCATCTGCAGCGTCAAATCCCGAATATATCGGTATGGCATTTACCATTATGCGAGAAAATTCAGCTAAATTGAAATCACTACATTCTTTAACGGCATCATATAGAATTTCGGTTGAGCCAGCCTTTTGCACACTGGAGTTTTCCTTAAAATAAGCATATGTAGTTTTATCGCTTCGCGGGTAAAATGTTCTGTAATATTTTAATGATTGCGGTTTACTTAAAACACGATTACTCAGGTATTCAAATACTTCCGTATTATCCCTAATAACATCCATTACAGCAGGATAATCCATTATGATTTTAATTAACGCATTTTTCCTTGGAGGTGACTTTTCCAAAGAGTCAACTGTGATTTTCAATAAGATATCCTGAACTATACGCTCTGAAAATATAGCTGTATAACCTTGTTTCACTATATAGCTTGTCATTACATAGGAAAATGCATATAAGCCATATACATTCTCAATACACTTTTCATCCTCAGAAACGAATAAGAGTCGCAAAAAAGTCTTATACGATTTTTTGAGTGAATCGTATGTCATGCGTTTAAGGTATTTGTTCTCTATGTTGTTTTTTATAGACTCATCAAAACTGCCATCAGTTATATAGGTGGTGGCTTCTGCATAGTTTTCAACATCTGCTTGAGCAACAGAGAACAAACCCATAATGAACGGGGCCTTGACGGATAAAATATTATCGTACATTGAGCAAATTAACATTCTGGCGTGATAATCGCTCGGTACATACAAAGTGTTATCATTCACTTTCAAATGAGCGCACTTATTTCTACAGTTTTTCAAGTAGTCAACGTCTTCGATAAACCTGTCAAAATACAGCGGACAATTGTCCTTAAAAAATTGAATAATCTCATTTTCAACCTTTGAGTACTTTTCATCATCTGCTATCATGCCATTAATCTCTTTGAGTTTACTACCAGCTTTGCGGTCACCCTCGTTGGCCATAGTTTGCAGTTTAATAAACAAGTCATAAATAACAAAAGAGTATAGCAACACAATTGTAGCTCGATAATTCTGGCTATAGTATGATTGCAGTATTTCCATAAAATACAATCGCGAATCTGCGTTGTCAAAAACTCGAAGATCTTTCTCATCGAACAGCACACTATCACCTCAACCCCATACTTTTTGTATTATTATACCACTTTTTTGTTTGTGTTTCAATATGGACAAAAGCCCGCAGACATCGGAATCTGCGGGCTAACTACTTTCAGCTTTATGCATCAATCTTCATTCCGCCCTGAAATTTGAAGGTCATCCGCCCATCGGCGTGTACGGTCACCGTATCGATAACCGTCAGCCAGAGTTTCTCGTCAAATTCGGAAAGCGTACCCAACTCCTGCACCTCGAACATGAATGCGCCAATGGCATCCGCTTGAGCTTGCCGTTCGGTTTTTATGCTACGCAGCTCCTCAACCCGTGTTTTTGCCTTTTCGTACCGGGCCACGAAACCGTTGTACCGGGCAGCATATTCTTCCTGGTTTTGCGCCGTCTGTGAGTTTTCGGCGATGCAGCGCTTCGTCAGTTCAGTCACTACATCAATTTCCTCAAGCAGGGACTCTATCTCGGCATCAAGACCGGAGCAGTCCGTCAGCGTGGACTGCATCAAACGGCAATTCTCAAGGGCACTGTCTTTATCCGCAAGGATGGCATTGAATGCGCCCACAAACCGTGTTTTGATGGTTTCTTCATCGAGATGGGGCGTTTCGCATTTGTGTTCGCCTTTGAATTTGTTGTTGCACTGCCAAATCACCCTGCGGTATTTGCTGGTGGAGTTCCACACCTTGGAGCCGAAGAAGGCACCGCAGTCGCCGCAGATGATACGGGAGGAAAAAATGCTCTTCCCACTGTATTGGCGGCTGATCCGCTTACGCCGTGCAAACTCCGTCTGAACCTTATCGAACTCTTCCGGCGTGATGATCGGCTCATGGCTATGCTCCACATAATACTGCGGCACCTCGCCCTCGTTCCGTTTTTTCTTTTTCGTAAGGAAATCGACTGTGAAGCATTTCTGAAGGAGTGCAGCCCCCTTGTACTTCTCATTTTGGAGGATACTTTCCACCGTACTGGTCTGCCAGCGTTGTTTTCCCGATGGAGTCGGAATCCCATCCGCCGTCAGCTCTTTTGCGATGGCTCCCGGTGTCAGCCCTTCCATGAATCGAGTGTAGATCCGATGGACAATGACCGCTTCTTCCGGTACGACTTCAGGAAAACCGTCTGCGCCTTTGCGGTAACCGAGAAATTGCTTGTATGGTAGGTTGACCTTTCCATCGGCAAACCGTTTTCTCTGTCCCCAGGTAACATTCTCGGATATGGAGCGGCTTTCTTCCTGTGCCAAGCTCGACATGATGGTCAGCAGCAGTTCGCCCTTGCCGTCAAAGGTGTAGATGTTCTCTTTTTCAAAGTAGACTTCTACG